GCTAAATCCTAATAGATGCTCATCTAAGAATTTACATTGAGAGTATAGATCCATAGGACTATTAGTAACAGGTAATCCAGATAGTATCCTACGATATTTAGCTTGGATGCCAACATTCATAACTGACTTAGTTCTTTGAGCTGAATGATTCTTTATTGTTGTTGACTCATCTATAACTAGAAAACACTTTCCACTATTAACAAACTTCTTTGCAAATGATTTTCCATTACCGGTACTGAATGCTTCAATATTCATAACTAAGATTCTTAAATCATATCCACCTTTTAAAATGTTAGCTAATTCTTTAAGTTTTGCTTTTCCCTTTGTGGCTGTCCATATAGCTGTCGTGTGTATGATATGGGCTGCAAGGTGCTTTGGTATTTCTCTATCACTCCAGTTTCTATACACTCCTTTTGGAGCTACTAGTAGAACTGAGTCAATTTTTCCTTGGTCATAGAGATAAGAAAAGTTATCTATTGCTACTTTAGATTTTCCAGTTCCCATTTCCATGAACAAAGCGAAATTCTCTTCATTTCTTGATCGTAACCATACATCAAATTGATGTTTATAAGGTTTTGTCTTAAATTTGTAAAACTCTTGAAAATTGGGTCCCTGTATCGCGTTCTGAGTCATTATTGTTTATACCTCCATATAATGGTATTCGGTAAATTACATAGTCTTAAAATAGCTTATAAGTCGAACGAATATCTACTTCTAGCGCGTAAGATGTTGATTTCATTACTGCTACGGGTTAAAGCTACATACCAAACTCTTAATTCATCATCATCCATGTTCTCAAATGTCTTTCTAGCCATATCAGTTATGAGGAGGACGTTTTCTGCTTCAGAACCCTTGGCTCCATGAATAGTGCTAATTCTGACTCGAGTCCCAGGCTTGATTCCCCACACTTCGCAAACACGTTGCAATCTCCGCTTTTGAAAGTCATTTCTACAGAGTAAGAGCCAAGTGCCTCTAGAGAGTAAGCATTCCTCTTCATCAATAATCCAGTTAACTCTTCCTTTCTCTTTTTTCGATTTGAAAGGCTTTTCCTTTCTCCCGGAGATATCTCGTACGACCCTATCGCTAAGGTTTTTGATATCCTGTGGGACTCTATAACTTTGATCAAGAATTTCAACTTGTCCTGGAAACTCGAGAAAGGAAGAGACATCTGCACCTGCCCATTTGTAGATAGCTTGATCGTCATCTCCTGCCGCATAAACAACCTCCGTTTTTCTAAAAAGTGAATAAATAATAGACCACTGTAATTTGGATAAATCTTGTGCTTCATCAATAATAAGTGTATCTATTTCAGGAAAATCTTCTATATATTTTTCAGTATCAAATCGTTCAAGTAAATCAGTAAAGTCTAGAATACCTCTGTACTCCTTAAACTTTTTATACTTTTCAGAAACAATTTCTAATTCTTTCCAGTAGACATCATCATCATCATATTCTTCCCAAACCTTCTTTAAAGGTTCTTTCTTTATTCTTGCTAGATTCTCTAAGAAGAACAACTTGTTTCCTAAAGGTACTCCAGGCATAGAAGATTCTTCATAGGCACAAGTTCCCTTTATATGTATACCAAGTAAAGAAGAAAGCTCTTTATAATCTGAAGGTTGAACCATTATCGACGACTTTAAACCAAGTTGCTGGAAAGCTAAACTATGGATAGTCCTCCATAAGTCCATTTGGGAAGGCTTTAAGCCAAACTTTTTAACCGCTCTGGACTTCGCTTCTCCAATTCCTTGTCTTGTAAATGTCATGAAACAAATTGATTCAGGATCTACTTTCTCGATTAACTTTTGTTCTAATATATCTAAGAGTCTAGTTGTTTTCCCCGTTCCCGGCGGGCCATAGATGATGTGTGTTTTGGGCATATTTTAAATGTCGCTTTTAAATGTTCATCTTCCATTTCTACATGAACTAGTAAATCTTTATGGTCATGCTCAGGATGTTGCGTTATAAATAGTCCGCGTATAAGGTAGCAGACCTCTTCATAATCAAGATCCATAATTATTTCATCTCCTGTCATTAAATCAGCTTCCTCATCAAAAGGGTGACTTTCCATCTTCTAACTCCGTTGGTAAAACATTTGTAATTGGTTTGTTTATTCCTACTATTCTCCAGCAGTTTACTCCTTTTCCTTCAACTTGAAAGAAGTGGTGTATAGCTCCATTCTGTCTTAAAACAGAAGTAACTTTATTTACTTTGTAATCTCTGAAGTTGTGCCTTTCTAAATAAGAAATAAGATCTCCAATTCTAAAGTAAAAGTACCCATCTAGATATACTGGCTTACCTCTAACTAACTCATCTCGTGATAGTCCAATAGCTCTTTGAGAAATGAAGTTATAGACATGCTCCATTAATTGGCCACTTACTGATGAATCAGGCGGCGCTTCTATTATATTACAATTCTCTAAAAGAGTGTTGACCATACTCGCCCAATCGTTTTCTTTAATTTTAGTAGGCATAATATTAAGACAATCAATGCACCTCCTTTGAAATCTTTTTTGTATCTGAAGATCGTCTGTAGTTAATTCCAGCCTACCACCCCCATCGACATCCAAGAACCAAATAGGCGGGTCGGTGTTAAACTTTGTAAGGGAATGCATATTTGGGAGTGCATTTTCACTTCCGATGCCATATTTTCTGGTCCTACATGTAGAAATATTGCAGTGCAAGGATATTGGTGGTCTTGAACATGTGTACACATAATCCTTTTTGGAGACACTTTTTATAACCTCCTTAACTTCATTGATTAATAAAGGTGGCTTAAAATATTTATGATTATACTTTTCAACTTCAAGTTTCCAAGTATCTGGTTTCGCTTTTCTAAGATAAACTCCAATATTGAATAAGCCATCATTTCTGCTTCCTTCAGGAAATCCAGCATCACATAAATACTGTAGGCAAGGAGGACCGTCTGAACAGTCCGTACCAACATTAGAATCAAGTTTTTGAAGTTCATCTAAAGTGTATCTATTTTTAAGGGCTAACTCTACAAATCTCCCTGATGCTAGTTTAGAACAATCAGCAGCATAACCATATCTACTTGTATCTTGTCTATTAAAATAAGGCATATTGATCCAAGAACCAATATCCCCTCTAGACGCTAATATCTTACTCTGTTTTGGAAATATCTCAGAACCACCAAAGCCGATTAAAGCAGCTATATGTTCTAATTTATTTCTCATTAGTTCAGCTGGTACCCATTCACTGGTGAACAAGTAAACGTGGAGTCCTCCAGACTTAGATCGACAAGGGTGCACTTTAACTTTAAGGTCACGCAACTTATGAATAATCTCTTTTATACTTACATCATATTCATCTATGTCAATGGCACCAAAACGACAATTATTTTCATCGTTTATAGGTACTATACCAAGTCCTTTTTTACCACCCAGATGCTCCATCCATAAATGGACAGAGACATCTGCTTTGATGGTTTTAGCAACTCCTTTATGCTTCGTCTTACTTGTGTCATTAACAGCGAACGTTCCATATGCACGTCCGAGTCCCTCAAAGAGGGACATATACTGCTCTGCTAGTTCCATTAAAAGCTCCTGTTATTTAGAACGGTGGCAATTGTGGTTGCATTTTAGACTTTTCCATGTCAACTGCAAACTGTTTACCTGTTTGATAAACCATAGGATCATCAACTGGAGCATTCATTGAGATATCCCAATTGTACCAAGAGCCATGAACGTTCTTTTCACCAACAGTGGTCATCTTATAGGTATGACTAAATAAAGGAGGTGTAAAAGGAGTACCTTCTTTACCTTTCATAGTGATACCTGCCATGATAGAATTCCATCTGCGTGACTTTTTAAGAGAAGTACTCGTCATAGATATTATAGCTTTAGCTGAATCTTCTCCATGCATATACACCACATAGTAAACTGCAGTTGGAACTAAAAGATTTCCATTAGGAAGAATATCTTTTCCTTTGTCATCTTTCTTACATGCCTTTAAAAGTTCTAACCCGTCAATAGCTGAGTGAGTTCCTTGAATACCACCTCCTGACTCTCTTGGAGTCCACTCGACATACTGCTTCTCATAGTTACAAGGAACTACAATGATTGACTCATATCCCTTTTTAAGAACTGTATCAAATATCATACCAGGTCGTAGTGACTTATCCTCCATTAACTGTGGGCTATTACTTTGTAGTAGAGTTAAGAAAGGTATAGCAAGATCATCTTTACCAATACTTTCTAACCCAATATTTGCATCTTCTTCAAATGATAAACTTTCTATTTCTTTTTTGCTCATTTTTGCCTCCTTATTTCAGAGCGTTGGCCAATGTGAACTCCAAGTAGATCTAATGGTATTTCTTTACCAGCTTCTACCTGTTCTTTAACAAATGCTTTTAAAGTAGAAGCATGAACATGTTTCTTATTCTGATAGTCAACCTTCATCTCTGAAAGTTTACCCATAAGTTGTAAAGCACCATGATCTTCTCCTTTACCAAAAGAGCAAATTACATCATTTTTAATTAAGTCAGCATGATTATTATCTCGTAACCATAGATGAGCTTTTTCTGTGTTATCCTTATTAATGTTACCACGATAAAATGTCTTAACATCAAGTTTAGACCCGTCTGATAAGATGAAACTTTTTAATCCTAAGGCTAACAATGATTCTGGTAGTTCTTCTTCTTGAATTTTGCGTAATCCTTCTTTTTCTAAAGCTAACAAATTCTCTAAATCAGCAACTTTTGTTTGAGCAACCAGCTGTTTAGTAGCGAGAACAGATATTTCCTGTAACTCTTCATTCTTAGGAACTGCAACATCTTGTTCTAAATCAATTTTTGGCTTTCGAATAAGCACAGGCATTCCAGCTTTATCTGCGCCTGCTTCATATTCAGATTCATTTCTTTTTAATGCTAATTTCCCTGGTGAAACTCTAAACGTTTTTGTCATTATTTTCTCCATAAAGATTTACATTTAAAGGATAGTATTGTCTTTCTTGTCTATCCCATTTTAATATCATAGCTTTGCCTCGATTCACATTTGAAGCGATGGCCACCGCTAAGCCTATTGCTAATGGATCCCCAATAAGAAGTAAATAATCCATATCAGTAAAGTTACGCAGACTATGCTTTAAGCGATTTACTGTTGGACCAGAAGATAGAGTGATTTGTCCTGGAGGTAATAATAACTCTAGGTCACCATATTTCCTGGCAGATAGGACATTGAACTTTGGCACTTCTTGAACTACATAAACAGTCATTTTATTCCTTTTCTAAGATTTCTTTCTTAATATAAATCAATTATATATTTAGTAAATTTAAATGTAAACTAAATTGTTACAATGTATTTCCTAACAGTTCCTCAAATTCAATATCACATAATAGCATATCTACAAAAGTCTCCCAGTTAAATGGATATAGAAAAGTAACACCAAAATCCCTAGCAATGCTAATGTGAAGTGTCGGTTTATTACTACTGGTGTACTTTACTTTATCATACACATGACTCGACTTTGTAAGAATCATTTGTTTTTCAGTACGAATTACTATCCAAACAAAGCCATTTCTTTTATGTCTATGCTTAGCCCAAGTGATCTGAGATGCCTGAAACTTAATTTGATTAGTCGTTGTCGCTTTAAATTCAAGCCATACGTCTCCGAACTGATCTCCAGGATACCAACAGACATCTGGTATTCCTACACCTGCGACATTCTCTATCCTGGTCCAATGACCACTTGGAGAGAGTCTTTGTCGCACGGTCCTTGTAAATGATGATTCTTTCATAAATAGTCCTCCCATCTTAGTTTAAGTTGATAAATATACTGGCGTGAACAGCTATACTCTCTTCCAATATCGGCAAGAGATATTCCCATCTTTACTAGATTTAGTAGTTCTAGCACCTTAGGACTAGGGCTCTTAAGCCTCGGCCTTCCAACCCTATTTACTAATATAAGATCTACTGAATCTTGATACCATGTCTCTTTCGGTCTAGACATTTCTATTCTTCCTCCTCTTTACAAGCCCAGTTGTTACCGATATCACAATCAACTACCACTGGGATAGATAGCTTGATTACGTTTTCCATTATTTCTTTTATCTTTGGAGCCTCAGTTTCTGGATCACTTAGTGAAAAGCAGAGTTCGTCATGAACTTGTAAGTGAGGTGTCCATCCTTGTTTATGACATTCTAGCATCGCTTTTTTAGTCATATCGGCAGCGGACCCTTGTATCAAGGAATTCAATGCTTTATGGTGTGATCTGTTATCAAGCCTTCTTTTTCTTCCACAGATTGTAACTATCTCACCAAGAGTCATCGACTTATTAGTACACTTATTGGCTAGCTGTCGTATAAAAGGTACCAAATCATGGTACTTTTCTAGCATCTCTTCTGCTTTACTAACAGTACTTCTAAGTTCACTGGCTAACCGTATTTTACCCATTCCATAAGCGAGACCTAAGTTTATAGTCTTAGCATCTCTACGAGGAAGTCCAGTCATATCAGCAATAATCTGATGATAGTCTGATTTAGGATTTTTTCTATATATATCTCCAGTAGACTGTGCTCCTGTTAATTGGCATAATTCGCCATAATGAACAGTTAGCCTGGGTTCTTGTTGACTATAATCAAATTTACCCCATTTGCAATTCTTATCAGGGATAAATAAAGATCTAATTAAAGGACCATAGTGAGCGTCTCTTGCTGGAATTTGTTGTAAATTAGGATGTGAGCTTGAAAACCTTCCTGATCTTGTTCCATATAAATCTTTACGTAACTGATGGAACTGTGAATGAATTCTGCCATCTATGTTCTGATCAAGAATTACTCCTTGAACAAAGTCTCTTCTTATCTTACTTGTAGTTCTATAACGAACAAGCGCTTGACAGAGAGGATTTGTATGATTGTCTAGCCAAGATCTTGTTATAGAAGGATTTCCTTTTTCTGTTAAAGGATAATCTATATCTAGTTGGTCAAAAGCTTTTGAAATACTTTGTGAGGACCATGGGTTAAAATCAAATCCAGATAACTTCTTTACTTGTCCAAGTAGTTCAGTTTCTTGTGTAAGCATTACTTTACTTAAGTCATATGCTCTTTCTATATCAACTCTAACACCAAGGAACCTCATATCAAGTACTACCTGTATTAAATCAGATTCTAATTCAAATATTTCCCACAAGTTATGTTGTCGTAAACGAACAGCTTGCTGAGTAAAAATGTGTACTGGTAATTGAGCATCCATCTCTGCATAAGGACCTACGTGTTTTGAATGAAGTCTCCACATATCGCTTTTAGGATCGATTCCATAGGCTTTTGCTGCTTCTTTGAGTTTATCCTCTTCTTTTCCCTCTTTAAGGTAGCACCTTGAAAGATTTTCCAGTGAGTACCCTCCAACTCTGTCTTCGTCCAAGAGGGGTTCGGCCAGTTGAATATCGTAGAGTGGACCCGAAACGGTAAGCTGTAAATCTGACCGTAACCATTCGAGATCATACTGCAAGTTAGCACCGACTTTTGCCTGATCTCCGTTTGCCAATACTTCTTTGAGCCATCTGACAGTCTTATCTTTATCAAGGTTCCCTCCTCCTTCGTGAGCTATTGGAAAATACCAAGCTTTATCCTCAGTGGCAAGAGATACTCCAACAATGTATCCATCTTTCCTGACAGAGCCTGGACCTGTTTTTAATAAATTAGGATCTTTTGTTTCACAATCTAGTCCTATTAACTTTACTCCTGATAATCTTGGAAACTCTTTTGGTGGTTTCCAATCACTCTCTGGTGGCCATAATGGCTCTGTTAAAGACATTCTTCATCCTCTCTTTGGGTATCTGCAACCACTCCAATTTCCCAGCTATCGGTGTCATCATTGAAATGCTCTTTGAAGTAGTCAATTGTGGATAAGACTCTATGTATATCATTCGAGTCAGGGTTGTATTTAAAAATAATTTTGTGCACATCACACAAGGTGCAGTAGTACAGAAACACGCTGATACCTTTGTCAAGTCTTTGCACTGGATTAGAGCATTTTGCTCCGCATGTATGGCATAGCATTCGTCTAAGTCCTTTCCGCTTTCAGATTTCGCTCCTGGGCATGGATGTCCTTCATTACAGTGTGGACTACCTTTAACCACACCATTATAACCAGTAGCTAAAATATTATTATTATCATCTATCAGTACACATCCAACCTGTCTTCTAGTACAAGTACTTCTTGTGGCAACAAGCATAGCCATCGCCATAAAGTATTCATCAGCTATTGGCCTGGGACCAGAGATACTCGATGAGGTCTTCTGGTTTTTTAAAATTTTCATTGTTTCCTTTCCATAAGCTTAGTTCATCTTGATCCCATTCTATATCTGAATAGGCTTTTTCTGCTTCTTCCCAGTGTTGAATATATAGATGCAAACTCGCAGCGTTTAAATACAGTAAGCCTAAAGATACTTTTGATGTAGTACACTCGTTTAGTAAAAGTAGAAGGTAATTACTAACCATAGAAAAAGTAAAAATGTCGTAAGGAGCTCCAAGCCATATATCATTTGATCTCATGTTCGTGATACAATGAAGTTGGTCATCACGTATTAGCCACTGCATTGAGACGGTACATGGAATATCTTTAGAAGGATATGGCCTAGGCCTCCATATGGTAAGAACTGCCTGACGTGTAGTACGATCAGTTATAAGACTTTTAACAATATAAGGTAATTGGTCAATGACAGGAGGGCCATAGGCCCCACTCATGAAAAGCCCATCATCACTATAATTACCGTACTGCTTACAATATTTTGTTATTAGATCTACTTTGTTACTACCTGAAAGAATCCACGCAGCTTCTGCTGCGCGGAACTTTTTGTTTAATTTTCGTTCAGGAAGGTTTACTTCTGGATGAGACATACTAACCTGTGTCTCTATGTTTAACAGTTCTTTAGTCATAATACCTCTAACAGCGATGTCTTGTCCTTCATGAAATACAGTGCCTAGAGATCCTGACCAAGCTTCATTTGCTGATTTTACCAAGGTCTTCATCTGTTGCCTCCGGGTTTTTTGGATCCATTCTTCTTGTGAAATCCATGTAATTTTGCATGTCATAGAAGTCGTCCATTTGAAATTTACCAACAGGAGTAATGCATCTAATTAACTTTAATCCAAGTAACATAGCTGAACAAATATGAGGAGGAATAGAGGGTAAATCAAGCTCATAGTGAGCTGAAAGTATAACCCTAAACTGTTCTCCTATTTGTTTATGAGAATCAAATATAGCGCCATATTGGCTTCCTCTTTCTTTCTCTATAGTACTAACCTTCTTCTGGTGGTAAGCTTCCTCCTGAGCCGATGATTTCCTTTGTTTGTTTATCTGTGAGATTTCTTCGTTTTGTTGCATAATATCCTTTCCAGTGAGATTTCATTTCTATTTTTTCTTCATTTTCTACAGCTTCTTTCAAATTAGGAGGTTTCCAGCCATCCGGCTTTATTACATCTAATTCAAAGTCTCTTTTCGAACTACTTTTTGAAGGAGTTCGAATCTTGGACATGTTTGACCTATGGACTTCTTTCCATCCATCATAAAAACTAAAACCATGACGATAAGCGGTCCCAACAGCAAAATAAACAATATCAAGGATAGCATCTAATTCCTCCGTTAAAGTTTCTGCCGACATATACTCTCTAATTTCTTCATTTAAGCATCTAATTCTAAATTCTTTTTCTTCTGGACTTAAGTGTCTTGAAACACCATTATACTCTAAGTCGTATCTTTCATGAAACTCTTCTACATCTTCTATCAAGTCTGGTTTCCACATATTTTAACCTCCCATAGTACGTTTCGTGAATTTCTAGGAAATAATGGAGCAAGAAAGCAAGATAAAATGTTGCTATCATAATACCCTTTAAGATACTCGTAAGCTTTTGTTAATTCATTCGGGCCAGTCTCGTATAAAACTGGTTCTATTTCTGTTTGACTTGCAAAAGTACCATAACGATTAATAATGTCAAACTCTCCAGTTGATAATAGACCTTCCATAGTTTCGTAAGTCATCTCATTAATGTGGTTAGCTGCTGCTTTTCCATTAAAAACAGGAGTACTTATGAAAATAGTAGTATCTTTATTAGCCATTTTGTGCATATTAGCTAACATTTTTACAACTTTTGGAAGAGTGCTATGTTCTAGAACTTCGAAACAAGTTATTACATGAGGATCTACCTTATCATAATAGGCATTTGAAAAATCAGTTTCATCTTCTAGTTGAAAATTATCTACTCCCATTTTTTTTATAACTTTATAATGTATATCTTTTAGTTCAATTTTATTAGCATCTATCGCCATATATTCTTTTGGAGTCATCTTCATAGTATATAGAGTCTTAAGTAAAGGTATTTCTTTACCACAGCCTATGTCTACTATTTTGGCTTTCTTGTATAGTTTCTTCTTTCCTAAATGCTTAACCACATGACTCCATCGAAAGCAATGCGCTAGATAGTCTCGATGAATAAAACCACGTTCTTCTGCTTGGTCTATGGATAAATGAGTCTTATCAATAGTCCGGCCAGGATCCTGCATAGTTATTCTCCTTTTTAGGTGTAACATAAGCAAGCATACTCTCATTAGTAATACTTGTTTCATAGGTAACTGACCAGTACCTGCTTAACTGGTCATACCACCATCGAGCAGCTCTAACAGTTAAATGAAGACCTAAGTTCAAGGTACGTGGTCCCCAGTCATCTTCTATTAGAGAAATTGTAAAGAAGCCTCCTTTCTTTGTTTTCTTATGCATTTGGTACAAAACTGCATGAAGTTTCTTTTCTGGTAAGTGTTCTAAGACATAATTACAGATAAGCCACTCACTATCAGTCACTTGATCCGATAAGTCCCATAAACATTCTTTAGAAAAGAAAAAGCGAGGTTGATCATCAAGTTTAGCTGATAAACAATTAGGTGCCAGGTCTATTCCATGTACAAATACACCTTCTTCACAGAATAGTTTAGAAGTAAGTCCTGATCCACAACCCCAGTCTGTAATATGGTCTTTTTTCTTTATTCCTAAATCTGTAATAACACTTTTTACCTTTCTTTTTCCACCTCGGTAGTAAAATGAGTTCTCTTCATAAGATCTCTTCTCCCACACAGAAGTATACTTCAGTAGTGCGGCATCTCTATCAGTATCCATTAGTACCTCTTTATGTTTGTGATACACCCTATTGGGATAACACATCTGTTTGCGATATATTTTTCTTTGCTTTCTTGGTACTCAACATTATGTACCATAAATAGTGAATGCTTTGTCGCTTTAAAAAAGTAGCCTATTGTCTTAACAGGAATTTCTTTCAGTGCAGCTAGTTCTTCATCATACTGCCTCCAAGCAGTAGTTTTGTCAGAACCACCGTCAAGATCACCCGCATCATTCCAGAAAACCTCTATTGGGTCTTCAATCGTTAAATCTTTTATAATCTTTTTTATTGCTGGCATAAATCATGTGGATGATCATAACATCTTCATCTGTTAAACAGTAAGTTGCCGAATCGCAAGAACAACGAGAGAATGCCGGCGACTCATCATTCCATACCCTTAGGGAGTCATGGTCTGAATTTGGCGATACACGCATCTCTTGTTGCCCTTGACAACCCGACAGAAGGAGTAGCATTATGACGATGCTACTTAGACATTTCCAAGGCGAGAGATAACGCTTCTCGCTTAACTGACGCTTTGTTACCAAACCAAGCACTCTCTAACCTCTTTTCTTGTTCGCGGCCAGACTCGTGATCAATATACCACGTGATTCCGTTAAAAGCCTCCCACCATGTTCCATGAGATGCCTTAATACGAGGTTGGCGTTGAACCGCTGTGTAAACATCATCAGCTAATGGTCTGAAATTACCAAGAAGATTCTTTTCTTTCTTCTTAATGAGTTCAGGCTGATATAGTGTGGCAACATACTGTTGCAACTTCTTTTCCGTATATTGTACACTAACTAGATGCTCAGCGCTCACTTTTAATTCATTTAACTGTTCTGTACAGATACCTAGAGCTTCTTCAACTTTCAGTTTGATATCACTATTGAAGGGTTGTATATGAGGGACTCTATACGCCTTATTATTCTGCCCGAGAGCCATGGTGAGGGTATTTTGACAAACTACTCGGATAGGAGTGAAGAGAAACTTATCAGCCTTTCCCCACTCGTGTGGATGAGAGATGAGAAGATAGGCATCCGTTTTATCATCACCTTTAACAACAAAGTAATCTTTTAGTTTAGCCAAGGCGAAAACATGACGACCCTCGTTAAGAGAACCCATAGTTTCCATGGTCATATGGCCAACTTCACAGAACTTTGTATAAAAGTCAATAACTTCTTCATTCTGAAATGGAACATAGTCAGGGCCAGCCGGTCCTAACACCTTTTGGTTATCACTACGAACTAAAACATGGTTCTTTGTATCTGCTTGAATGTAAGTACCTTCATGTTCAAAGTATACATTCTTCTTTTCTACTTTCCAATCTAGTTTTGCCGCTTTAAGCATTTCCATAGGCATCAGTTCTTCAGAGACCTGAGTACCTATACCATGCCAGGGTTTTTCACCGACATAAGCCATTGTTTCTACATTTGCACTCATAAAGTTATCCTTTCTTAAGAATGAGCCGAAGGCATAACTAGACAGGGGAACCAATCCTGCCCAAAGGAGACCAACATGATGATTATGCCCCCGACTCGCCCGTATTTAGTCCAATGCTATTGCTACCATTAATAATAGACCACTTGTGCCTAATGCAATCAATATGATCATAACTCCGATTTCAACATCGCTGAAATCACGCCACATTGACAGCCACAACTCCTACCTGTTTGGTATCACCCACTGTCCAGTAGTAGTTGCTCACGGCTTGAATTGTTTGTACTGATTTCTCAAGCTGTGGGTATAACTCTTTATATTTCACTCTCTTTATCGCATCAGACTCCGTGTTAATCACGTTAATCTTGTTATAAAAGTCCTTACGAGAGATCGAAACGATCTTATTATCTTTAACAAACTGAAGTAACTCGGCGAGTTGTTTAGCAATCTTCTTATCTTTACCATTGCGACTAACTCGAAGAGATCCAATGTCTCCAACCTTGCTAAAGTCATAACCTTCGGGATGGTTCTTACTTTTGTTAACTTCTACTAGTTTAACTTCTACTGGTTTAGTTTCTTTCTTAAGTATGTTCATTTCTTTCTCCTTAATTATCGTTTATTTATATCCATTATAATTAATGATATTCCTAAAGTAAACAAAAATGATTACAGTTAAACATCATTTATTAACCTTTTTACAATAATAAATGCTCCTAAATACAACGTGCTTACTATTAATAATGTGAACAGTGCAAGCATCTAATCCTCCTCTCTATTGTTATCAATATACCACTTATAAACTCTTTCTTCTAATGCCCTATCGAAGAGCATCTGATCCCACGGATCGATGTCCCCAGTAGTAATCTCTGGAAAATGCTTAATGATTTCTGCCCAGAAGTAAAATTCAGCATCGTGGACAGCCATCTTCACTCGTTCCAGTAACTCTGGATCATTTTCAGGAAGCCTTGACGGATTGTTACCGTTATTATGTTCATTCACCATGGAACCACCTGATTAGAAAACTGTCATTATATAACTGAAAGTCATCTACAGCGATCTTTGCAAGCATGGTTTGAAGTTCTCCTAACAGTTGTAAGTGTTGCTCTTTACTAGAGTACTCGTACGAATGATGCAGTCTTGTGATCACATCATCAAGTATCTGTTCTCTACTACCAGGTTTCATCTTTTTAACTACAGTATCAGTCATAACTTTCTCCTTTTTAGTATTCACCATGTGTTAATAACTCGAATAACTGGTTATATTCTTTTTCAGATAAATTAGGCTTTACTAACCCTTCAGCCTGCATCTTGATAATCCAGTTCTCTTCATAGCTATCCCATTCTTCTAACATTAACTCATAAATGTTCTGATTAGGGCCATTTATACGATACTGATACATAGCATTCTCCTTTCTTTTAATCAAACAGATATTTGTTTGATATTATTTATATTATATATTATGGAGTTCCAAATGTAAACTAAAACGGTTCATATTTGCTCTAATCAGGGTGCAAACTGAGATAGTTATTGGTCAATGCCAATGAGCCATGAGGCGCTAATATAGTACCAATAACCTCTCAAATTATTATAAAATAAGGATATTTGCTGATAATTAGATTATAGTTATTGGGTTATTGGCAGTTTCACTTCGTTTTTATTTTTTTTTTATTTTTTTTCCCTATATACCAATACGCCAATAAGCGTCTCATTTTCACACCTTTTAACTGTTACCTAAAAGCATACATATCTTGGCACCCGAGCCCTGACCCATGCGCGGTGGCGCCTGGTCCGTGAACCTGGGCGCGATGTGGCGATGTTTAGGTCGTGGTAGGTTGGCGGCGCGCCCGGGGCGCACGTTGAATGTGAATAGACTCCTGGCCTCCTACACTTAAGAGGCTTTCTTGTTGCCATATTAATCTACACTATAAGTACCACCTCCCCTAAGGGAGATGATACCTAACTATAGACTAAACTGCTATCTATTTAACTTCATAGATATCTGTTCCATCTTTAGCTGCACGAAACTGCGGTGCATCATAGAACCTGAACACGTCAGTTACTGCCTTTCTATGAGCTGCAGTCCCTTCAGAATCCTCTGTAACCTTGAATCGTGTCGGCATGTATAAGAAACCATGATTCAACGATCCATCAGGATCCTGAACTCTCATTGCAACCTCGATTACATCCTTTGCAGGTACCCACTCCTTACCTAATGTCTTCGAAGCAATGATGATTGCCTTTAAGACAGCAAGACGCTGAGTCTGCATCGGAAGGTTAACAGCTACTTCAAGACTCACAAGAGCCTTGAACTGTTTACCGTACGCAGACGTCTTCTTCTGTACCTTAGCCAGCTCTTTATGAGCTGCTAGTGCATCAGCTTTAGACATGGTTACTGCGCTCGATGCTGCATTCAAATGTGTGTTTTTACTCGTCATAATAATACTCCTTATATTACAATGTGTGGGTCCGCCACACGCGGTCAAACTAAATTCAACAATTGTCATTTTCGGGCCCCGGGGGGCCTTTATAGACATTTATTGTTTTTATTTCCCGACCTGGACATTGGGGCGGGGTGAATTATCCAAATATCTAACTTTGAAAATAAAAGAACATTAAGTGTTTACATTGGTCATTTTTCCATGTTATAATCTTATAATGGCAACACTACCTAAGGTTCAGACATCTGGTCTGAGGAGAATAAAACATGTTCAAGAAATTTTGGCAGAAATGGAATGCGATCCCTTCGAAGGTTTGGCAGAAATTTGTACCAAGAGGAATTCAACAGGGGACTACTTTTATGGAGTCGAGGTTAGAGTCCCGTGCCTTAAAGAGCTCGCACAGTACGTCGCTCCCAAACTCAGATCTATGGAGCATAGTATTGGAGAAGATGGAACACCGTTAGGATTTCAAATAATTAACTTTGGAGGAATGAGTAATGGCCTCACGAACATTGGGAACAATCAACAAGGTATCGAAAGCAGTGGACACGGACCTGTTCAGCAGCCCGTTCCAGTACGACGGGTCGGCAAATCACAAGGACGGAAGACCACTAAAGATGACAGTCCAGGTGACACCAGCAACAGGGGCAGCAAACTTACGGGCGATCGTGGTAAACAACAGCGTAAGCCAGACAGTGATTCTGGGAACAATGACAACGGCTGATACCATGTACCAGTTCGAGATGTTGTACGGCCCTGGTGACGCGGTTGATTTACAATACAACGGGATATCCGGACCAATGACTATCAAGATGTTAGCTCTTGAATCTGATAACACTGCACTATAATTTATGCCGAATTGTAAAGTCCCTGTAGACTGGGCTCCTAGAGATTATCAGTTGCCCTTGATACAGTATCTAGAATCAGGTGGAAAAAGAGCAATCTGTGTATGGCACCGACGCGCAGGTAAGGATTTAACTAGTGTTAATTGGATCGCAGTTTGTAGTATAATGCGACCAGGACTTTATTGGCATTTGTTCCCTACGTATAATCAAGGAAGAAAGATTGCGTGGGAGGGGATGACTAAGACAGGTAGAAAATTCATCTCACATTTTCCTAAAGAAAATATAGATGCAATCAATAATACGGAGATGCGCGTCACTTTTAAGACTGGATCTATCTACCAGGTGGTTGGATCGGATAACCCTGATCGCTTGGTCGGTGCTAATCCTATCGGTATTATTTTATCTGAGTACGCCTTACAAGATCCCAGAGCGTGGGACTATATAAGGCCGATACTTTTAGAGAATGAAGGTTGGGCCGTTTTTATTTATACACCACGTGGAAGAAACCATGGCTATACGTTATTAAACCATGCTAAGAAAAATCCAAAATGGTTCACCCAAGTTCTATCAGTTCACGATACAAAGGCAGTTCCTATCGCAGCTATCGATGAAGAGAGAGAAGCTGGAATGCCTGAAGAGCTTATTCAGCAGGAATTCTTTTGTTCTTTTGATGCAGCGTTAGTAGGAGCATACTACGGAAATCATATGAAGGCCGCGTTTGATACTGGGCGTATTGGCCAGTTTCCGTACGACAGCCAGTTGATGGTCAATACATCCTGGGACTTGGGAATAGGTGATCAAACAGTTATCTTATTCTACCAGGTACTTGGACAACAGATTCGTTTAATAGATTGTTATTCGAATTCAGGCGAGGGTTTAC